CTAACAAGTGAACCTTGTTTCTTGATTCCTGTCGTATGTCTATTGTTCTATGAACTGCAATGTGTTCTAATACTTTTTTAAGAACATAATTTTTCTTAGATAGTTTTACTAATGGTAAAAATATTTTATGATAACCTCTTTGATACTCAGGTGCTAATCCTTTTGAGTGTCTTAACCAAATTTTATTTCTAAATGATCCAAAGCCATAAGACTCATTCATCATGGTGCAGACAATCTTGCCGCCACCGCCGCCTTTATCGTCACCTCCACCAACGTCTCCTAACATTTGAGGCATTCCTATTTTTGCTTTAGCTTTATTTATATCAGATTGAATTGTAGGATCATCTTTTCTTTCACCTCTTGCCACCTCTCTATCATATTCTCTAGCCAAAGCGTCTCTGCTTTTAGCTATATTGGCTCCTGTTCTAGCTGCGCTAGTAATATTATCTATTGTTGCTCTATCATCTTGTGCTTGTTGAATCGCCCTAGCCACACTAGATGCAGTAACTCCTCCTATCTTGTCAGCAAATTGAGGGCTAAATGGTCCATAAGTTTTTTCTAAAGGAGAATCAGCAAAAAATTGATCTCCTACTGCAACTCCTTCATCATCTTTTGAAGATGCTATGGTGTCTTTTTTACCACCACCAACAATATCTAATATTTCTATATTTCCTAAATCATCTAAATTTGGATTACCAAAACCTAAACTAGGCGGTGCTATTGGCGCGGTGGATACATCTTCACCTTTTCCTAATCGTAATTGAGTTTCAACAACATTAGTTTTCATTTTTACAGGTGATTGTTCATCAACAAATTTTCTACCATACTCAGCAACAGCTTGTATTTGATCAATTAAATTTGTAGTTTGATTAGTGCCTGGCATAATAGCCTTTGCATTAATTTCAGCCAATTGTTCTGCTGACAAAGTGCCATCAACAAGTCCTTGTACTTGTGTGTCACTTAAATTGTATTTTTCTTTTAATCTATTACCTATTTTACCAACTCTTTCATCAATTGTTTCTTGAGTTATTTTGTTAGCATTATATCCAGCCATCACATTTTCTACTGTATTATAATTTTCTGTTGGGTCTGCAACTATTCTACCTATATCATCTGTAAACACACCTTGATTTCTTAATTCATTTTCATAGATAGCTCTTCTATTTACAGGAAGCATGTCTTGTAAAGCTTGTAATCCTTTACCTGCAAATCCTGGAACTACATCACCTATTCTAGAAAATGGATCTAAATAATTTTTTCTTACTTGTTCAAAATTTTTAAAAGAATCAATACCACTATCTCTTAGAAAAGGATCTTGTGGTACAGGAGTAGCAGAAAAATCTACTTCTTTTTCTTTTTTAGGTGGTGGTGGTGTAGTGGTAGATCTATCGTACGTAAATGTTTCAGGTAAATTACGTCTATTTAAATAATCCTGTACTAATTCAAATAAAGTTTTTGCCATTATCTTCTTCCATCCGGTTGTATATCTAGCTTAAATGTTCCAAATCTCCATTCTTCGCCATTAGAATCGTTCTCTATCTTGAAGTTAACGAAACGACCCCTTGCTCTTGTATCCTTTTTATCAGTAGATGAGTCTATTGTAAAGGGACTCAAACTAGTACTTGTATCTGATTGTTGTGGATACCTTTTCACAGCCAACGTAACTTTAGCATTACCAGCCAAAGTTTTAAAATCAGGAACAAAACGCCTTACAGCTAAGAAAATCTCACCTGCAATGCTTGGTCCTGACGATCTCCCCCTTGCATCTCTTTGTCTTTGTTGTAGGTCAAAATCAAAAGATTTGATAAAAGATGGCACTATTGTTGTTGAACCGTCTTCATTAACTTGATCTGTTCCTATCTCATGTTCAAAATATTTTGTCTGTCCTAAACCATCTTGACCTATAACAGCAGGAAAAGTTCCATCGGCTGTGCTACTATATTTTGTAGCGTAAGGTGCCGGATATATAGTTCCATCCATCCAACTGGTTCTAGCTTCTGTGCCTGTATACCAACAGTTTTCACCATAGTTAAATACTACATACTTATTATTAAAATCAGAACTTGATGATGGATAATACCAAGTTACTTCTGTAAATAAATTATTTAAACCAGCAGCAACTTGTTGTCCTTTTGTTGTATCAAAATCATTAAATACAAAATCCTCTACACTGCAAGGCAATGATTTAACTGTACCATCAAATAAAAAGAAACCATTTGGTGACAACCAAAATGCTGATCCATCTATTTCTACAGCTGCATTTTTACCTATCAATCCACAGTTTGTACCAACCTGTTCAAAACCAAACGTAAAAGGAGATCCAATAAATTTCATGGTATACAATGCATTGTCTGTCCATATTAGAATTGTTTCTTTTGCTTTTAATGCTCCAACTATTTTAGTTCCATCTTGTAGTCTTTGTGAACCTGCTGCATTTATAGAAGTTGCAATATATGTATTTATATCTTCTTGATCAGAAAATCTTATAAACATATCATCTTGTGTAGTCGTATCACCAATAGTTGTTTCTGTTCCAAGATGTATTAAGTGTCTAGTTGTTGGTGATATTAGTGTGACTCTTGATGCAGTAGGATTACTTCCTGTTGCAAAACCAGATGTTGTAGTTGATGCTCTGTTTAATAAAGGTGTTGCAGCTCCTGCGTTCCATGTAAATGTTTTACCGTTTGCAATAGTTGCTATAAGAACTTGTCCAAAATTATCTAGGCTCCAGAGGCCTGGTTCTAGCACTACTGTTGATGCATTTACTGCACTACCAAATCCAGAAAAGTTTGTAGCGTTCGTAACTGTTGCACCATTACTATGCGCTTGTCCGTTTGATGTACCAACTGTTGCTGTTCCATTTGTACCTCTAGTGATACCTGTTAAATCATTAGAACTTATTCCCGTATAAGTTATTAACTCATTGCCTACAGCTATAGTCCCACCAGCTGTTGGAAAACCTGTAACTGATGTTAAAGTTATCGCTGTACCAGATCCTCCTGTACCAGCAGTATCTGCAAGTAATGCTCCATTTAAAGTTGTTGTTGCAACTCCAGATACGTTTCCACCATAGTTGCCAATACCAAAACCATATCCATAAGACTGAGCTGCAGGGCCAACTTTTTCATAAGGTATAACACTACAAGATCCACCACCCGCTGCACCGGTTGTGGTCTGTGATCCTGTTACAATAGCAATCAAAGATGATGTTACTCTTGTTACTTGAAATAATTTATCTTCAAAAGCAGCATCAGTTAGACCAATACCACTTGGAACGGTTACATTATCTAATAAAATGCATCTTGAGCAGACATAACAACAGAACTAATCGTAGCTTTTACTGGTGTAACATCATGAAGTTGTCCTTCAAAATATATAAGCAAAAATTTATCTGAACCTAATGCAACATATCGGTTACCATCTAGATCAACAAAAGAGTGTTGTTTTCTAACTACACCAACTATTGAATCTGAAACTAAAGAAGACCAGCCACCAACTTTTTCTGGTAGACCATATCTAAATCTAACATTGTCGGAATCTATCCAACGATTTTCTGCACCTGCTGAAGTATTTTGTTTGTCTATTCCAGGTCTAAATTTAAACTCAACTAGAGCCATATGATTGCTCCTATTGATTAGTTGACTTCAATACCCAGCCGACAGTTACATTAGCATAAACAAGAGTTGATGCTTGACCATTAACATTTAAAACTAAGTTAGAAGTTCCCGCATTTATTTTGTGACTATTTCTATTTATCGTAAGATTG